CTCTGGCGATGGCTCTGGCTATGGCTCTGGCGATGGCTCTGGCGATGGCTCTGGCTATGGCTCTGGCGATGGCTCTGGCTATGGCGATGGCTCTGGCGATGGGTCTGGCTATGGCTCTGGCTATGGCAATGGTAAAAATTATAGAGAAATGGAAACCATATTGTGCGAATGAACGAATTACTAGAAGCCCTACAAAAACACAATGCGCTTATGCAGCCAGTGGATTGGTATTAACGAACAGACAGCACATAATTATGGAGATAAAAATGACAAATGAACAAAAAGCGCACTATTCGCGCTTGGAAACGCTGTTGTTCCCGAGGTAATCCGGCAGCTCGGAGAATCGATATGGCAGCGGATGAAATGACGCTCGTTTTTCTATCCGGCAATTGGGATGAGGACGCGCCAGAGCAATTGTGGGTTTACGATGTGACCTCGCTCGTACATAATCAATTAAATCTAAACTTCTGCTTCGATGGTTGGATCGCATTACTTAGCGAAAGGGAATCAAATGACAATAGACGAACTATACGATGAGCTCGATATTCTACGCGATGAATTCGGGCATTGCGAGCTGCAGGCCGTTGCTCCTAATGGCGTTATCTTTTTAATTGATCGAGTAAGGGAAATCAAAACCCCCATGCTTGGCGATCGGCACGAAGCCGATCTTGTACTGAAGGATTAGGGCTATGGCACAGAAAAAACTCTCATTTCAGAACAGCCGCGCCAAGGTGGGCGACCTTGTTCCCGCCGATTGGAACCCTCGGAAAATATCGGAACAGCAGCGAGAGGCTCTTAAAGCTTCGATCAGCCGCTTCCCTGAAGCCGAGGTTCCGGTCATTAACCTCGACAATCTAATCGTAGCAGGCCACCAGCGGATAAGCATCTATTGCGAGGTCTTCGGGAAGAAGCACGAAATCGACGTTCGTATTCCCTCTCGCATGATGACCGACGAAGAGGTTAAGGAATATAATATTCGCTCCAATGCCAATACTGGCGGATGGGATTACGATGCTATCGAGTCGTTCTTCGATCAAGAAGAGCTCGAGGAATGGGGCTTCGATACAGAGGGGCTATTCGATGGCGTAAGCGGAGATTACGAAGAGGAGGGAAACACCGATCGCAAGCAAACGACAGTGCTTACGTTTGCCCGTCCTAAGCGCAACGACGTACATCCAACCATGAAACCGATCGAGGTGCTTGAATATCTAATCGGCAATAGTAGCAAAGAGGGACAGCTCGTTATGGATCCGTTTGCTGGCTCAGGTTCAACCCTGATTGCTTGCGAAAAAATGAAGCGTCGCTGCTTTTCTATTGAACTCGATCCCCGCTATTGCGATGTAATTATTCGAAGATGGCAGGAATTTACGCAAAAAAATGCTATACTGGTTCAAGACACAGATGGCAAAAAGGCGGATAAAGATTATGAAAAAATCAAACAACAAAGATCTGGTTCCGGCGAGTAAACCAGAAAAGCAAAAGAAAAACCGAGGCGGGGGCAAGAGAACAGGCGCAGGCCGTAAACCCTTCGAGCCCACGGATAAAGATCGTAAAATGGTGCAAATGATGATCTCTACGGGCATCAAGCAAGATGATGTTCGTAAGATATTATCCATGGAGCGAAAGCCCGATCGCGTAACCATATCAACCCGAACATTTTATAAGCACTTCAAGGATGAGATCGAGCAGGCGAACAATATTATGAATGCTCAGGTGGTGCAGAAGCTTTACCAGAACGCCATGCAGGGAAAAGTCCGAGCACAAATATACTGGATCCAATCAAAGCTCGGATGGATAGTCAAGCCGCCAGAGGAATCAGAGGAGGCTCTCGAGGTCACTTTCAATATGAACGCCAGCGGAGGCCAAATCGATGTCACGCCCGATAAAGTACACTAGGCCGTGGCTCTACGATAAGCAGCGCGATGCAATCTTCGGGGACGGAAGATATTCGCTTATTGAGGCATCCACAAAAACAGGCAAGACGCAAGGGTGCCTGTCTTGGATGTTTGAGCAGGCGTTAAAAAGTGGCGTAGGTGATAACGTTTGGTGGGTGGCTCCCGTATCAGGACAATCGGAGATCGCCTTCAACCGTATGATGCGCTGCATATCCAAACAGCTATATAAAGCCAATCTCTCGAAGATGACTATCACGCTCAATACCGGATGCGTGATGCAATTCAAATCAGCCGACAAGCCAGATAGTTTGTATGGCGATGATGTGAAAGCTGTTGTTCTCGATGAGGCCTCCCGCATGAAGGAAGAGGCGTGGCATGCGATACGCTCTACGCTTACAGCGACCCGAGGGCTGTGCCGGATCATTGGCAACGTAAAAGGCCGCAAGAACTGGTTTTATAAACTGTGCCGCCGAGCTCAGGCCGGATTGAAGGATTTTGAATATCATAAAATGACCGCTTACGACGCTGCCGATGCTGGCGTTCTAACGTATGAGGAGATCGAAGATGCTAGACTGGTGCTCCCCGAGGATGTATTTAAGGAGCTTTATCTTGCCGAGGCCAGCGACGATGGCGGGAATCCATTTGGAATCCTGCACATCAATGATTGCATCATCTCGAAGCTTTCCGATCGGGATCCGGTTGTGTGGGGATGGGATCTTGCGAAGTCCTACGATTTCAGCGTTGGCATTGGCCTCGATGAGTTTGGCTTCGTTTGCCGCCTCGAGCGCTTCCAAAAGCCGTGGCCTGAAACGATCGCAACCATTCGCCATCTATCCGGCAACACCCCCACACTCATCGATAGCACAGGCGTAGGCGATCCCGTTCTCGATCAACTGCAAAAGCTTTCGGACAATATGGAGGGCTTTAAATTCACCTCGAGCAGCAAGCAGCAGTTGATGGAGGGATTGGCCGTTGGCATCCAACAAAATAAAATAGGTTTTCCCGAGGGCGTGTTACTGTTAGAATTGGAGGCGTTCGAATATGAATATACCAGAACGGGTGTTCGATATTCAGCGCCGCAGGGTATGCATGACGATGGTGTTTGCGCTTTGGCCTTGGCTTATATGCACCTGCAAACGCCTAGAGTATCAGATGAATTTTATGCTAGGGCATAGGGGAGAATTATGGGTTTACTAAATAAGTTATTCGGAATGGAACGCAAAGAATCAGCGACCGGATCCGCTGTTTCCATTGTAAATTCTGGCAGCGCGGTTACAACCCCGAAGAATTATAAGGATCTCTGCGAAGAGGGATATATGCTTAACGAGGTTGTTTTCCGTTGCGTTAAAATAATCGCTGAGGGTGTCGCGTCGGTGCCTTGGAAAGCGAAGCGGGGAGATCAGGAGGTTTCAGCCCATCCCCTTCTTGATCTAATTAAAACCCCCAATGCGCGCCAATCACAGAAGCATTTTATCGAGTCGGTGGTTTCATATTACTTGCTAAACGGCAATTCTTACATCGAGGCTTCAGCCCTTAACGCCGGATCCGCTCCTCTGAATATTTACTCCCTGCGTCCCGATCGCATGAAAGTAGTGCCGAACGATCGCGGCGGGGTTTATAAATACGAGCATCAGGCGAACGGCGTAATAACCCCCTTTAAGGTTAATCCCCTTACAGGCAAGTCTCAAATCTACCACATGAAGGCATTTCATCCGCTGGACGATTGGTATGGTATGTCGCCGCTCGAGGCTGCGTCGCTCAGCACTGATCAACACAATTTCGCATCAAAACATAACCTTGCGGTTCTTCAGAATGGGGCATCACCTAAGTCGGCATTTCTATTTGAAACAAGCCCCAACAGTGATTCTATGTCGCGTATCGAGGAAGAGATCGACGCGAAGTATTCGGGAGTGAAGAACGCAGGCCGACCGCTTATCCTAGCAGGCGGGAAAGTTAAATATGAAGTGCTCGGGCTCAGTCCGCAGGAGCTCGATTTCAATCTAGGCCAGCTCGCTCTCGCTCGATCTATCTGTAATGCCTTCGGCGTACCACATGAGCTCGTAATCATTGGCTCCGCTACATACAACAACAAATCAGAGGCCAAGCTCGACCTATGGGAACAAACGATCATCCCTCTACTCGATATGCTGCGTGATGAACCGCTCCTATGGCTGGCGGGAATGTTTACGCAGCGCGTGAGCTTGCAATATGACTTAAATTCAGTCTCAGCTCTCATCCCGCGCCGCGCTGCAAAAAAAGAGCGCGTCACTCGAGAGTTTACATCCGGCATCATCACTCGCAATGAGGCGCGTGAAGAGCTCGGCTATGATGAGGATGCGGACTCTGGCAATATGTACCATGGCGAAGTGGCTGCGCATGAAGCTCAGGGAGATGACGACTCAAAAGGCTATGTCGCGCCCGAGACCAAGGCTTTATCCGATATTGTGAGTGTGGATAAAGAATTGGATAGATCCACGCTCTTGGCAACCGTAACGAGCCTTGTCGAGGGGCAGCTCGCGTCGGTGGTGCTCAAACATGGCCGTGAAATAGTGGCAGAGATAGGTGAGCAATCCGCTTTTGAGATTACCGCCTCGATGCGTAACTATATCGCTGCCAAAACAGCCGAGTCGATCCGCTTTATCAACCGAACCACTAAAAACCGTATCAAGCTCGCTGTATCAGCTGGTTTGCTTGCGGGTGATGGCTTTGATGCTATAGCCGATAGCATTGGCGACGTATTCGAGGGAGAGACCGCTAAAAGCCGTATCCGTATGATTGCCGCGACCGAATCAACCAAAGCAACCGGATTCGCCTCCTTTAACGCTATCGAGCAATCTGGTCTGCAAAAGATGGAATGGCTCGCAACCGTTGATGGCTCTACTCGGGATAGCCACGCACAGATGGATGGTCAAATAAGCGACATTAAAGGCCTATTTAAATCGCCTTATGGCGGAACAGCGAAGCATCCTGGCGGCTTTGGTATTGCCGAGGAAGATATTAACTGCCGCTGCGCTATTGCCGCGTCTTTCGATAAAGAGCAGCGCGACGAAGAGCCCCGCGATCGTGTCAAGCTATGGGAGGCTCGAGAGCTGAAGCGCAAAGATGTGGAAAACGAGCTGATTGTTATTTTTGAAAAAATGTTTACAATGCAGAAGAAAGCTGTACTGAAACGAATGAGAGAGGTTACTGGCGATGTTGAATAAAAGCACTTGCGATTTCGAGCTAAAAAAGCTGACGGAAGAAGGCCAGTTCTCAGGCTATGCATCCACGTTTGGCAACCTTGACAGCTATGCGGACATTGTAGAGCGCGGTGCGTTTAAGAAAACGCTATCGGCATGGCGCAAAAGAGGCAAGCTCCCGAAGATGCTTTGGCAACATTGCTCGGGCTTGATCGTCGGTGAATATACGGTAATGAAGGAAGATGCGAAGGGGCTTTATGTCGAAGGCGAGCTCTACAAGGATGACATCGCTCAGGCTGCAGAGGCCTATTTCCTTCTTCAAAAGGGCGTGCTCGATGGTATGTCGATCGGCTATCGCGTCGTAAAAGATTTATGGGATACAGCGCAGGGGATTCGCTATTTGAAGGAGCTCAACCTGCATGAAGTTTCCCTCGTTACATTTGGTGCCAACGAAGAGGCTCTGGTTTCCGACGTGAAATCAGCTCAAGACATAGGCACTATTAGAGAGTTCGAGAGCCGCCTAAAATCAATGGGCTACTCTCAAAACGAAGCCGTTATTATTGCTAGTAAAGGCTTTAAGGCTTGTCTTGATCAGAGGGATTCTGATATGGGCGATCATGGGGAGCAGGGGGAGCCTGTAAATCAAGATGCTATTATCGAGGCGCTGAAAATGCGTGGCGATAACATTTCAAAACTATTAACTTAACCAATAAGGAGACTAATCATGGATCCCAAGGAAATCAAGGACATGATCGAAGAGCAGGGCGCTGCGTTTGCTGAATTCAAATCGACCAATGACGCACGCCTCGCTGAAATCGAAAAGAAGGGTTCTGCTGATCCTCTAACCGAGGAAAAGCTAGATAAGATTAACGATACATTTGATCTCATCGAAAAAACCAAAGAAGAGCAAACGGCTATGAAAGCGAACATGGATATGATCGCTAAGGCTGTTGCTCAATCTTCTATTGCTGGTTTGCCTGAAGAGCAAAAAGAAGCGTTAGAGTCTACGGAATACAAGGCCGCATTCGATAAGTTTATCCGCAAGGGTGACGGAAGTATGACGGAAACAGAGATCAAAGCTCTCTCTGTCGGCTCTGATCCTGATGGCGGCTATTTGGTGCGTCCTGAATTGTATGGGCAAATCATTGCTAAGATCTTCGAAACCTCGCCTATGCGCCAATTTGCAAACGTAGTTACTATCTCCACGGATTCTCTTGATCTCGTCGTTGATAATGACGAAGCGGATGCTGGCTGGACGGGTGAAACCACTCCACGAACAGAAACGAATACTCCTCAAATTGCTAAGGCCAACATCCCGACGCATGAGCTGTATGCGTTCCCGAAGGCAACACAGAAGTTTCTCGATGATTCTGCTATCAATGCAGAGGAATGGTTAAACAAAAAGATCCGTGAAAAGATCGGTCGCGTTCAAAACGCAGCCTTCTTCAGCGGTTCGGGCGTAAGCAAGCCAAAAGGTATTCTAACGATTGCTGCAGGAACGGCATGGGGGCAGATTGAACAAATCAATTCTGGCTCTGCTGGTGCTGTAACTGCTGATGGCTTGATCAATCTACTCTTCAGCTTGAAGGAAGATTATCAGGCTAACGCGGCATTCCTAGCAAACCGTTTGCTTATCCGTGACATTCGCAAGTTGAAGGGCTCAGATAATAACTATTTGTGGGCGCCTGGACTAGGTGGCGGCACTCCAAATACTATCTTGGATCGCCCTTACGCAATGGCAGCGGATATGCCTGTGGCAGGTTCCGGCTCGCTCTCTGTAGCGTGCGGTGACTTCCGTGAAGGTTATACAATCGTCGATCGTAAAGGTATAAATATCCTACGCGATCCATTCACTGTTAAACCTTTCGTGGGCTTCTATGCTACAGCTCGCGTCGGTGGTGATGTTGTAAACTCGGAGGCCATCAAGCTTCTGAAGCTTTCTAGCTAACGCCTAACAACCCTCCAATGTTGTATAGAGCGGGGAGGCTTAGAAATAGGCCTCCCCTCTCAAACAAAAGCGGAATCAGATAAACTCTACGAAGGAGAACTACCATGAACCGAGAACTCTATAGCAGCCTTGCTATTACTCAGGTTACAGTCGCAGCCGTTGCTACTGCAACCGTTACGTCCGCATCTATTTCAAATGCGGGTTTTGACTCACTCACCGTTGTTTTTGACATCGGCAACTCAGGCGATACGCTTAGCGGATCCGTTCTATGGACGCTTTCTCTAGTGGAATGCGCAACAGAAGGCGGTGCCTATACAGCCGTGGCTACTGATGACGTTATCTCCTCTACTGGTATCAATGAGGTCGTAATTGATGCGCCAGCAGAAGATTCGTTGGCTGTAAAAATCGGCTATACCGGAAGCCAGCCTTTCGTCAAAGGCCTTGCAACCAAAACCGGAACGCATAGCAACGGAACCCCGATCGGCATCTTAGCTGTTCAGGGCAACCCTAACTTTGCTCCTGTAGCGTAAGCATAACAGAGGGGGGTGCATTAAACCGCAGCCCCCTCGATTATTCTTATTAACAACCGCCATCGAAAGGGAAGCAATCATGGCCTTAACTAAAATCAAGATGCTAGTAACTGTGAATGCTGTAGATGAGGAGAAGCGGGAAATCTATCCCACGTTCCTGAAGCAGGATCATGAATATCATGTCGGTGATCTATTGCTGCAGCGCTTATTTAAAGAAGGCGCTTGCGAGATGATCGAGGACGATGCCGCTGACGGATCCGTGGAAGGTTTCGACCTCGCCAATGCTCGCAAGGATGAGCTGCTGGCTTATGCCAAGGAAAAAACCATCGATCTAGGCGACGCGGTGAAAGTTGTTGATATTCGTGCGGCGATCGGCGCTGCTATCTCTGGCGAAGAAGCCAAAGAGGAAGTGGCCGATTAAGTACCATTGGAAGAACTGACGGACGATGATTTGCTTACTATTTGCGAGCAAAAATGTATTGAGGTTCCCGAGGATGCGGATCGCGGTGCAATCATCGAGCTAATCCAAGCGCTCGACGCTGAGTAAATAAGACGAACAAATAAGGAGATTGATTTATGTCTGCCATAGATGATTTTGAAAATGTGCAACCCTCTCTCGTGTCTCCGATCGAGGGTGGCGAGGCCGTAACAGCTCATGACACAAACGAGCTGACGAAGGTATCCCGCCAGCTTTATATCGGCGGTGCCGGAAACCTTACTATTGTAACCAAGGACGGTTCTGAGATCCCGTTCGTGGGGGTTGCCGCTGGATCGTTTATCGATGTGCGTGCAAAGATTGTGAAGGCCACAGGCCTCACAGCTTCCTCTATTGTCGCTCTCTGGTAATCCGCCATGGGTATTGGAGAAGGTTTAGGCATAGGTGTCGGAAGGGCGCGACGTAAGCGCATTACAACGCCAAACCCCGAGGCGGGGCTTAACAACCGACTAAAAAGGTCGGCGCGACTTTCGCGCTTGGCTATGTTAATATCATAGGGATTGGCAGCGGCTTAACGGCTGCTGCTCAATTTCAACAGCTTAGGAAACCGAGGAAATGGCATACTCCTACGTCAAGAACCCAACAGAAGATAAAACGATTACGATCGATTTCACGGATGAGCTTGGATCGGACACTATTTCTTCGGTTGCCTTCGCTACTGCCCTCACAGAGGATAGCAGCAGCAATACTACAACAGCCGCAACCATTACCGTATCAGGCGGCACCGATGGGCTGGTATATAATATCCTTGCCACAGCTACTACAGCGGCAGGCTTGACCCTTGTAAAGTCGGTGGCTCTCATCGTTCGTGCCGAGCCTGCGGAAGTGTTCGACGGATTAACCACGCTCGCTCGGGCAGCTCTCGAAATGGAAGTTACAAACGAGGCGAAGCTCTACGAGCTGGCGGAGCTGATCCAAGATGCCAGCGAAATGATTGAAAATTATTGCAACCGAACCTTCAAACAGGAGGCGCTTGTTGAAAGGTTTGTGGGTAACGGGCGTAATGTATTGTTTGTAAACCGGACACCTATTGTTTCTATTACCTCCATTAGCTACGACGGAACCGCGCTGGCGGCGACCGATTACGAGGTTCATAACGCAAGCAATGGCGCTATATTCAATAAAGGCGGGTGGGCTGATACAGCCTATCAAGCGTCCCCATTGGCTCTACAATCGGTGCCGAGCTCGAGACGCAAGATGTATGAGGTTTCCTATACTGGCGGCTATATTCTAGCAGGCTATGCAGGACGCACGTTACCTCGGGCAGTAGAGCAGGCGTGCCTGCAGCTCGTAAAGAGCCTATTCACTCAAAGCTCAAACAGTAATATTAAAAGCGAAAAGGTCGACAATGTGTATTCAGTCGAATATCGAGAGGCAACGATGCAAGGTGGCATCCCTAGCGATATAGCTGAAATGCTCGAGCCATTTGTCGTTGTATCAATATGAACCACATAGCAGCAGGCGTCCTATCCATGATCGACCGAGCAGGCCGCACTGTTACTTACAGGCGCGTCGCCAGTTCTTATGATGTAACTGAACGCAAGACCATCGAGTCCAATACAGATTACACCGTCAAGGTATCTATTCGAAACTTCCGTCCTAACGAAGTTACCGGATTGATTCAGTTTGGCGATCGAGAGGTGAGGCTGGCTGCTTCTGCGCTTCCTGTTACCCCGCAAGAGGGTGATTTGATTATCGTAGGCGATCAGACTTTGCGCGTGGCAGTAAATAACCAGCTCTTCGCTGGTGAAACTGCCGCGCTGCATATCATCGTTGCTAAGGGGGCATAATGGATGTCGAGCTCTTCATTAAAGAAATAGATGATTACCAAGAAGAAACAGTAAAAAAGTTTGTAGAATTCCATCGAACCATCGCATTAAAAGCCTTCAAAATGGTAACAGTAGACAGCCGCAGAGTTGGCTTCGCTAACGGCTCGCCAGTTTGGACCGGCTGGTTTGTATCCGGCCACAATATAGCGATCGGAGCCCCCGACACTTCAGTCCCACCACCTCATCCCGAAGCGGGAAAACTCAATTGGCCGGATGCTCCTGATGGTGGAGTGCTTAGAGCAACGTCCATGGCGGAAGCGTCTGCGAAGCTTATTGGTTTAAAGCCGTTCGATGTGATATATATAAGCAACAGCACGCCCCATGCTAACCGTATCGAGGCAGGCTACAGCCCGAAAGCTCCCGAGGGGGTTTATGGCTTAGCGGCTGAAAAACTGAGCGTTCAATTCGGAGATCTAAAACTATGAGCCACTTTGATAAAATAGAACAGCAAATCACCGATCGCCTTCGTGCTCAATGGGTAACCACTCCCATCTTGGATGCGAACCTTGACGATCGCCACATCAAGGTCAATGGCGAGCTCCCTGATAGCTTCGTAATCTTGGAGGTAATTTATCTTAATAGCGATCAAGCCTCGCTCGGGGATGCTACGAAGCGCAAATATAGAACCGAGGGGTTGATCCGTTTGCACATACTTACGCCAGCCGGACAGGGCTCAGGCCTTAGCAGAGAGTACACCGACAGCCTTGCGGCAATTTTTCGTGGTGCAGAGTTTGATGACGTGATATGCTACGCCCCAAGGCCAAATGGTGGTGGGTATAAGCCCGATAATTCGGGGAGGCATTGGGTTGCCGTTTTAGATACGCCATTTTTTAGTGACCAAGTTTTTTAAGAGAGGAACGCCATGTCTGATACTAATTTTTTGCAGCTACTTCGTAAAGAGGAAGCGGCGTGGGGCGTGACCCCCGCAACAGATGCTACGAAAGTCCGTCTAACTGGCGAGTCTTTCAAGTATGGAATTAACACTATTCGAAGCGAAGAGATCCGTCCAGATCGCCAGCTCCCCGACACAATCCAAACAGGCGCACGCGCAAATGGTGGATTTAACGGAGAGCTTTCATTCGGTGCATACGATCCCGAGCTAAAAGCTCTATTCGTTTCTGCTTGGAATGAAATCGCTATCGAGAATAGCGCAGCTGATACGGAAATCGAACAGGTGACCGATTCATCTGACACGATTACCGTTGCTTCTGGCGGCGGTGCTTTTGTCGAAGGCCACCTAGTTCAGCTCTCTGGCTTCACTGATGCTTCGAATGCGGGTGTTTATGAGGTTGATTCTGGCGGCTCTGGCACAACGATCGTCCTTGCCGGCACTCCGAGCCTAACGGATGAAGCAGCCCCACCAAAAGGCGCTCGCATCGAGGCTGTTGGCTTTGTCGGAACCTCTGGCGATATTACTGCATCAGCCACAGGCCTAGCTTGTACCTCTCTCGATTTCACTGATTTCGGCTTGGCGGTCGGTCAATGGATTAAAATTGGTGGAACAGCAGCAGGCGATAAGTTTGGAACGACTGCACTTAATGGCTGGGCTCGCATAACCGCCATTACAGCGACCGCTCTTACGCTTGACAACCGTCCTGTTGGATGGACTACGGATACAGGCACAAGTAAAACTATCAAGGTTTGGATGGGGCAATATCTACGACCTGGCGGATCAACTGGCATCGCCTTGGCTGCAACGTCTTTCACTTATGAAAAGGTTGTTACAAACCAAACAACGCCTGTTTATCGCCAATTCCGTGGTTGCGTTCCTAATTCATTAGATATGAACTTCGAAGCGAATAGCATCGTAAGCTCAGCCTTCGCCTTCCTCGGCAAGGATGAGATTACCGATTCAAGCTCCATGGATGGAACCCCGCTGGATGCGCCTGCGAACGACGTATTCAACGCTGTAAGTAACGTTGGTCGTATTGCGGAGAGCGGATCCATCATCGGCGCTCCAAACTATATCAAGCGCCTGCAGCTTACCATCAACAACAACCTGCGCGAAAAAACCGCCATCGGCACGCTCGGGCTTGTAGATTACGGCTTAGGCGATTTCGATGTAGGTGGATCGATTATGACCTACTTCGGGGATTCAACGCTCTATGATAAGTTTGTGGCGAATACTCGCACCAATCTTAACTGGCGCGTTCAAAAGTCCGGCAAAGCGATTGTATTTACAGCCCCCCGCGTCGAGTTTACTGATGCGGATTCGGCTGCTGGATCTCGTAACTCCGACTATATGTTGGATCTACGCTGGCAAGCTCTCATCGATACAGAGCTTACGAACACATCGTTTCAGATTGACCGATTCCCTTACTACGAATAGAATAAATGGGCAGGCGTAAAAACCTGCCCTAATTCTATGACCAGTGAAAGGGTTTAATTATGAGTATCGATCTATCCGATTTCGATGAGTATCTGACGGACGAAATATTAGAGTCTGAAGGAAAATGGTTTGATTATAACGAGGAAGTGTCTTTTAAAATCGCTTCATTCGATAGCGACGAATTTATCAAGCTACGAGCTGCAGAGCAGAAACCTTACGATACGATCATCAAATCAGGCCGCTCTATTCCGCTGAGCAAGAGCCGCATCATTATGCGCAAATGTATCGCCCACGGTATCCTGAAGGATTGGAAGGGTATTATGTCCGGCGCTAAGGCCGTAAAATACACCCCCGAGCGCGGCTTAAAGCTTCTCGAGTCAAAAGAGATCGCAGACTTTATCGCATATAATGCTGGCATTACTGCGTCCTTCAATAAGCAAGCGAAGACAACCGCAAAAAAGCCATAGTCGCATTCCTCATTTGGCAATATAAGCACGATGAGAACCTCGATTGGTTGATCGATGTGGCTCTCGAGGAAGGCGACGAACTTCCGGCAGAGCTGCTCGATCGACCCGAGCTTTCCGATTACTTTCATCATTACCTCGAGGCCTTCGGCTCTCTCAATACCAGCAGGCCAGTGGCTCCTTTTGCTGGTGTTTGCCCTATACCTATGACAGAATATAGTGCGTTCTTTATCATCCATGGCATATCTGATATAAAGGATAGGGAAGATTATTTATTTTTCCTACAGGCGATGGATTCTGAATACGTCCAATTAGAAAACAAACGTATTTCTGAAAGTAGAGAGAAGGATCAGGATAGTGACAACCAAAACATTAACCCTCAAGATTGATGGCAAAAAAGCTCAAGAGGGCGCAAAAGATTTTAAAAAGGCAACCGATGACGTAAGTCGCAGCGCGAAAAGCACGCAGCGCGATACGGATAACATGGGGGGCAGCTTCGACCGAGCCTCTAAGAACATGAATACACTAAAAGGCGCGGCGGTTGCTGTTGCCATTGCTCTCGGTACCAATAAGATCATCTCCTACTCCGATGCTTGGAAGCAGCTAGAAGGCCGTCTGCGCGTCGTAACAACCTCGCAGCGAGAGTTTGAAAAGGCTCAGCAAGATATTATCCGAACCGCTGATTCTTCCCGAGCGTCCATAAAATCGACCACAGAGCTATACACACGCCTTGCAATGGCTGTTGGGGGAACGGAGTCCCAAAAAGCCCGACTTATACCCGTAACGGAGGCCATAGCGAAGGGGATAGCCCTTACAGGCGAAAGCGCGGCGGCTTCCGCTGGTGCCATCACACAATTCGCGCAAGGATTGGCGACGAACTTCTCAGCCGCGGGGCAAGAGATACGATCGCTGCAAGAGCAGGCACCTCGAGTAGCAAAGGCTCTCGCTGACGGTTTAAATCAGATAGGCGTTACCTCTGACGCAACGGCTGGATCTTTGAATAAGCTCGCCAAAGACGGAATCATTACTGCAGATAACGCTATGGCGGCGCTGCAAAGCCAAGTCGGGAAACTGCGTTCTGAGTTTGATCAGATGCCGATTACGATAGAGCAGGCAATGACGCGCCTCGATAACGCCTTCTTGAAATACATCGGACAAAGCGATGTCATTGCACGCGGTACTAGCGCGATCGCTCTCGGCATATCCGGCGTGGCTGATAGCTTCGACAAAGTAGCAACTGCGGCGATTGCTGTTGGTGGTGCCTTGGCGCTAGATTTCGTGGCTGGCGTAACTGTTGCGATCGTTTCAGGCCTATCTCTTACGGGAGTGCTTAGCACCCTAGCTGTTGCCATGGTTGCGGCCTTCCCTGTTGTATTGGTTGGTGCCGCTATCTATGGAATTATTGAATACTTCGATGAGCTGAAAGCAACCGTGACGATTGTTACCGCTGAGATCATTAAATTCTCGAACAGCATCTATGCAAATGTTGTTGGTGCGCTGCGGGGTATTATTGATGCGGTTGGTCAAACAGGCCAAGTCTTTGATGGCCTCCTGCTTGATCTGCGCGACTTTATCAACGACCCGCTGGGCGGCGGCTCAGGCTTTACCAATACAGCAGAGGCGATAAGCGATGCCTATGCCGGATCCTTCAAGCGTGCGTTTGAATCAGCTCGTAAGGAAGCGCAGGAATTTAACCGCCATATCGATGATGATGTAACTGAGACTTTGGTGGGACTGAAGCGCAAGATAGATGAAGCGACGGAATCGAAAGACGATCTATTCGCTGATCCGTCTGAAGGTGGGCTCGAGGCCTCGATCGAGAAGGCGGATAAAAAAGCTAAAGAACTAAAAGAGACGCTTACTGAAACCGAGCAGATATTTAAGGACATGGCAACGGGAATCAAAAACTCGTTTACTGATACATTTAAGGATATGTTTAGCGGAGAGATTGACGGTTGGCGTGATTTTGCAGGCCGGATCAAAGGCGTGTTTACTGATATGCTTGCCGAGCTTGCCACGCTTGCTATTGCGCAGCCGATCATCGTTCCTATTATTCAGGCGGTAGGTTCTTCCGTTGGTATTGGCTCGGGCTCTATCGAGAAGATTACAGGGCAGCTCGGTGGCGGTGGCGGCGGATCCGGTTTATCCGGCTTATCCGGCCTCAACGATTTATTCGGCGGCGGATCCGATATATTCAGCAGCGCATTGGGTGGAATAGATCAGTTTGCGCTAGATACATTCGGCATAGGGCAAACAGTCGGCGCGTCTCCGTTCTTCTCTGGTATTGGTGATGCCGGAACGCTATTGGAGGGAACGGGTTTATCCTCGATCATTGGCGGCACTTTTAGTGGTGCAGGAATCGGTGGTTTTGCAGCAAATCTATTAGGGCTTGGCTCTGATAATATGCTGGTTGATACAGGAGCTTCGTTAGCGGGAGCAGCGATCGGCAATTTATTGCTTCCTGGACTCGGTGGGATCCTCGGCAGTTTCGCAGGCACAGCCCTTGGCGGATTGTTTGGTGGAGGAACCCCTCACCCCGCATCTAACTTCGGTGCTGGCGCTGGTAATACTGGCAGCACGCTTACGTCGGCATTCAGCGGTCTTGGATCTTTGGAGGGTGCGCAATTCAGCAGCAAGCACGTTAGTGATGAAGCGGCTCGGGCTCTATCCGAAGCGGTCAACCAATCAACTATGGCGCTGGTCGCTGGCACTGGGCTCGATCTTACTGGCATATCATCCTTCCAAGGCGGCGTGGATGATGGAACCGGATTTTTCAGCTTAGGAGACTTCAAACAATTCGATAGTAATACATTCTCATTCAATCCCGATGATGAGGAATCAGCGGACAATGCCCTAGGGCAAGTGCTGCTTGAAATGACGCGGCGCGTATCTGGTGCGAACGATGCGATCCGCTCGGATTTAATCCCTGCGCTCGAGCTTATAGAAACCGAAGGGAGAACCGCTGCTGACATTCTAAACGACATATCGCTGATAGCGAACTTCGATAATATTGGAGATGATATCTTAAACGCTGTGGAGCCTGTAACTATATTCCGCCAGCAGATGGACGTAATCTATGATCAGTTTGAAAGCCTGCGTGAATCTAGCGAACGGCTCGGGCTTCCTCTCGGGGAGCTGACAGAAAAGCTCGATGCAATTGAGGGCAAGATCAGAGGCGACTTTAACTCTAGTCTTGCAAACCAGCTGCTCGGCACGCAGTCCGGCATCTTCAACGCCTTGGCTGTAGAGAATACGCGCTATGGAAACCAGAAAAGCGATGCCGACTTTATCGGTGCGGATATGAATTTGATCGAGGCCATCCATGCGGAGAACCTGAAAACGATCAACGCGCAGTATTCAACTATTGAAAGCAGCAATCAAGCAATCACTCAGGAGCTCGAGTCTCAGGTTTCCGCTTCTGAATCGCTCGCTAATCGTTTCTCTGACATCGTAGACAACCTGACGGATGCAATATTTAACCTGCAGGTAGGCAGTAGCAGTCCGCTATCTCCTCGCGAGCGGCTTGATGCAGCTACGAATAAGTTTTTCAGCACATCGGCTCTTGCGCGTGGTGGGGATGAGCAGGCTGCGTCCGAGCTTCCGGCCTTAGCTAATACACTGCTCGAGATAGCTGACGATTATTACGCCTCGAGCACAGATTACGCCTCTATCTTCGATCAAGTGCTTGGCGAGCTCGACGCAACAAAAGACTTCTATAAAACGCAGCAGAACCTTGCGCTTAGCCAATTAAACGTCGCGCAATCTCAGCTTGATTCACTTATTGCCATCGAGAGCCTGCTATTAAATGGCGGCACAATGGTTGCCAGCCAAGCGAACCCGAACCTGCAGGTTTCTTCGAATAACGTTAATGAGCAGCTTATATCTCAGCGCGGGGCGCTCCAAGCGTCCGGTCAATGGGGAACGGCTCTCTCGCTATTAGAGGGAGCCACTCAGGGCATCACGGCTGGTGGCGGCTCTCGATCCTCATTCTTCGAGCAAAACCCAACAGCAAACGGTGCGCTTATGGCTGCGCTTCGCTCCGCTGGTATTCCTGGCTTTGCAAGCGGCGGCTCGCCATTCATCGGTGGGCTTTCATTGGTCGGGGAACAGCAGCCCGAGCTTATCGCGCCACGCAACAGCTCTATGGTTATTCCGTTCCACGCAAATAGCGATGTGCTAAAAGAGCTGCAGTCTCAAAGCCGAGAGCTGAAGGCAATCGTTCGCGTCCAGCAAACAGGAATGATCCAGCTGCAAGAGCTAACTGCTGAAAATGTTAAGATGTTGAAGAAAATAAACAACACCAATAGCAGAACTCAGGTGCGTAAATAGTGCGGATATTTCTTTACACATTCAAATATTACGATCCAGTAACAGCGGCGGTCGCTTACTATCGCGTGGCCTCGCAGCCATATACGACGCTCTCTACTGATACGCCAGCGCAGGCGTATTTTAACGATCGTTTGAAGGAAGGCGGATCTCTCGAGATCTTTATGTTTGGGCAGGGAACCACTTATGGCGAAGCGGATGTAGGTTCCGGCACCATCATCCTCGGCAATGATGATGGCGTGCTGGATTGGATTGATCCTACGGTTCAAGGATGGGATCTGCAAACCGTTACAATCGAAACCGTGGCGAGCGAGAGAACCGCGTATGCCGATCGGGTTCCGTTCCTTACGCTGGTGGTGGAAAGCGTAGAGTCAAACTTTACGGAGGTTCGTTTCTCTATCCGCAGCCAGATGGCGATTTTAGATGTTGCCGCGCAGCAGGCCGCATTCGATGGATCTAATTCTGGCACCGATGATGTGGAGGGAGAGGAAGAAACAATCCTCGGGCTGGTTAAACCATTCATATACGGCTATCGCCAACGCTTCGAGCCTATACAAGTCAACCATGGCACTCAGCTCTACGCGATAAACCATAATTCCGCTGGTGCTAATATCGCTGTAAATAGTATCGATGCGGTTTATGACAACGGGGATTCCATTACCCTTGATACATCGGTCGGAACCTCTGGCGACGTTGCCACGATTGCTTTGCTTGCTGCTGCGACCATTGCTTCGGGCAAATATGCGACGTGCCTTACAAAGGGCGTTTTCCGGCTACAGAGCACCCCATCCGGCAAGGTTACATGCACAGCGACCGAGGGAGCGACCACAGCCGATAGAACCATGGCGCAATGCGTAAAGCGGCTTATTGATGATCGCGCAGGCATAACGAATATAAATACCACCAGTTTTACCGCTCTCGATTCAGCCAACAGCTCTATTGTGGGTATCTATGTGGATGATGATCGAACTTCGCTGGATTGCGTGCGCTATTTACTCGAGGGCGATCGGGGCTTTCTTGTTCCGAATACCTCGGAGGAATGGCAGATCGGTCGCCTACAATCCACGGTCGGTATCTCAGCGGAAAGCGCGATCACAGAAGGCAGTATATACGATGAATCAGATGGGCTCGAGCGCGTCCGGCTTTCCGATATAGGTGATGGGATCCCGCCTTGGCGCGTCGAGGTCTACTATGCGCGATATTCGCAGCATGGCGATGGAGAGCTTGCTGGATCCCTCACCGATGCGGAGCGCGAAGAACTGCGTAAGGAGTGGCGCATTACCTCGGATGAGGATACAGCGGTGCAAACGATCCATCCGAAGGCACCCACGCACATATTTCTGAGCGCGTTCTCTACCAAGGCCGCAGCCGATACAGCAGCCGATCGGCATCTGAACCTTCTAAAGGATGGAACACAATACTATATTATCCCGATCGATGCGGATACAATACTACAGATTAACAGCGTTCATTCGTTTCAATTCGATCGCTTCGGGCTGGACGCTGGTAAAAAAGGCAGGGTTATGGGCATCGTAATCCCCGAGCTGACAGAGCCTCGAATAGACTATGGAGTATGGATAGATGAGTAACGCAATTTTTTGCTCCCCTAATTGGGTGGATCATAAAGAGTGGATGGATTACAAGCCTGTTTTCACGCGCGGCGATTGGAACGCAACGCAGGATCTAGAAGAGCTCGCCACAGACGATATGGGCAGCGCGGCTATAAGCACAGATACGACGCTGGCGAGCACGCAGGGAGAGGTTGACTTCGGATCCGTCCGTGATGTTGGCGCGTTCATTATTGCCAAGTCCAGCCTACAGCGGCAGGATCGGTTCAAGTATAAATTCAGCGACACCCCTGCATTCTCGAGCGTTACCGTTGATGCAGCGCATACCGCGACCGATACAACGATCGATTTAACGGCGGATGGCGGTGCCATGGATATAACTGCAGGCGACTTCCTAAGCTTTGGAGCTGATCGCGTAAATGTTTACGAGGTAACCGTTGGCGCTTCCCTCTCTGCTGGCGGGAACGGAACGGTTACTATTAGCCCCGCCTTAGCTGCGGATATAGCCGACGAAGCGACGGTCAATTGCCATACAGGAGACTATACGAGTCCGGTGCTAGAAATTGATTGGACGCTGGCTATCGATCGCACTGTTCCATGGGGCTCAGTTCGGTGGGGGCATCCTTCATTATGGACAGGCCAGCCATCGGATGAGGATCTAAGGCGTAATTCATTCCCGATTCAAGATATATTTGCCAGCGATATTATTGCTCGCTATTGCAAGTTTGAGTTTGATTTTACCAACAGCACCAATGGCGACGCTCGGCTTTATCGAATGTTTTTGCCGCGAATTAATCAGCCGAGCCGTAATATTGAGTTTGGCGCTGCAATTGATTTACGCACCGATACGACCTCATCCAAGATGCGGAGTGGGCGCAAGCTCTACAACCCGCGCAAGCAACGCAGAGCCCTTACAGCAATGATCCGCAACCTCTCTTATGAGGAGGCCGCAGGCTTCTTTGATCTGCAATGGCTGAACGGCGTAAATGAACAGATGTATTTTATATTTGATGGCGAGAATACGATCATGAAGCATCGCTGGTCATTTGTAGCTACACATGAACGGCTGAATGGGTTACAATTCCCCTATGCAAATGTGAATGATATAGCTGTAGAGCTAGAGGAGGCCTAATATGTCAACGGTTGTTACTTTCCCTACTTCAGGGATCAGCTATACATTCGACGATCAATTCGAGAACTATGGTTACGTTGCGAAAATCCCCGCACTCTGCGAAGAGTTTGTTGCTGAATCCAACCGCATTATTGGAATCGGAACGCTGGTGCAAGGCTTAGCAACCACGCTCGCTGTATCGCAAACCCTCGGGGTTGGTGCCACTCGTAAAGCGTTTCGCTCGCAGGCCATCGCTCAGGCTGCAGCGACGGAAGCTCAGGCCGCGGTCGGAAGCGTAAAAGTTTCGGTTAATGATACAACAGCAGGCAATTTGAATGGAAAGCTTACTGCGGGGAGCGGGATCATCCTAACAGAGCAGGCGGACGGCTCGGATGAAAATTTGCAGGCTAGTGTTTCAGATGGTCATGTGATAATGTTATCAAGAATATTCGGTTAATTAGGAGGATAATATGGCTTTAAGTTTTGGAATTCAGAATCTATCAGGCGCAACCCGAGGCCAGCCAATATTGGTGGCAGGCACCTCTTCGGGCTCAGCGGACACAATTCATACGGCGACTGCCGTTGCTTCGACTTATGATGAGATTACCCTTATGGCGGCAAACGTAGACGCAGACGATACGCTGTTTATATCGCTTGGCGATACATCAAACCCGATCGAGATCACCCTCAAAGGGCAGGGAACGTATGGGCAAGATGGCGAGCATATCATCCTATCCGGCCATCGTATGAGTGGCGGCGATATTGTGAAAGCTTGGAGCACTAATGGCAATGACATAATCATTTGGGGCGATGTAAACCGCGTCACTGAATCGTAGAAGGAAGTCGTTATGCGACCAAATCGACGCACACAATCCGCGCAGAATAGCTCGAAGAATATTAAGCCGCAGGCCACGCAAGAGGCGGCGGTTATTCCCTCCACTCAGGCGGATTTT